GCGGTAAAGTTTACCCGCGATGGCATCCAAACGCGCCCCGATTTCATTCACGACCTCAAGCGAACCGGGATCAGAGACCTCTCCCGATACCAAACCGAATTTAGCCGGTGTTAGCTCTGGTGGTGTTAGCTCTGTCATCGTGGTAATCAAGTCCGTAGCAACCGATTGTGAACGGTCTAACCCCAATGCCTCTGGTGAATAAATAGGAACTTGTTCCTCACCTACCGTTGTTGTTGGGGCTTGCTCGCCATAGATCATACCGAGTGTCGAATCTGCTAAGCCCGATTCATCCGCTGTTGGGGCAAGGGGTGGCAAAACGCGCTTGACACGAGCAGACACATCAACGACCAATTCTTGACCTGCTAGAATTTGGTTCGGGTTGGCTAGGTTGTTGATTTCTGCAAGCAGTTCCACCGTTACGCCTTCACGGGCGGCAATACTCGTCAAGGTTTCGCCTGCTTGCACCACGACAGACCGCCCTTCTCCTGATTCGAGCGTGTAGCCAGCGTTTGCCATCACAAAGCTGATTAGATCAGTGGGGTTGTCTTCTAATCCGCTTTCAATTCCCACCTTTAACAGTTTGGCGATACGATCCCCTAAAAGTGCCGCCTCGTCTTCGCTGAATTGAGCCTCCACGCCCTGTAACAGGGGGGTGATGTTCAGGTCAAATAGTTCGCTTAGTTGCGTCCGTTGCCCTGTTAGGTATTCCGCCTGTCTGCCACCAATACCAGCACGCCCCAAAATGTCGCTTGTCAATTGTTGGGATGGGGACAACCCAACCCCCAGCACGCTCTCAAGGTCAATGTTGGCAATGTAATTCGACGCTTGCAATGCGCTATCTGCCATTTTGCCAAATTCACTTGCCACCGATTCAATTTGCTTTAGTGAGGATTCGGGAATGATGTTCGCCATCGTTTCCGCCGTGCGTGTGGCGTTTTGGGCGATCATCTCAAGATTAGCAATGTCGGCATCGGTGATGATTGGTTTGGAGGCAAACGCATCACGAAATCCAGAAGCGTGGCTTAGCAATGAGTCAACATACTCCGCTTCCAGCCGTGCTTGCTCTTGTGCATAGCGCATGGATGGGAGGGTACGCAACCCCGTCATTTCCTGACCCGCTTCCATATTTAGACCGCCAAACACTTGAGCGCGGTCTAGCGCTTCAGTTCGGGCAATGATTGCCTCTAGCAAAACAATCTGATTCCCAAGTTCAATCGCGGTATCACCATGCGCTTTGGTCAATTGCGTTTGGAGGTCAATTAGGGTTTGGGTGTAGCTACCTGATACGGTCAATTGGTTCGCTATTTGACGGCTTGCATCCGTAACGATGCCCGCTCTATTGCCAAAAAACCCTGCATCAATGTTAAGCGCGTCTAGGTTTAGGTCGCCAATCTGCTTTCGCACATCGTCAATAGCTTGTTCAGCGTCTAGGAAGTTGACTGCTAGTTGTGCCACCCCTTCACTAGCGTTAACGATGGGTTGCCCCATCTCGGCAATGAGATTTTGAAAGCGCGTGGTCAATTGCGAGATTGCGCTAACGTTTTTTTGCGTCGATTCGCCTAGTCGATCCATTGCCAACGCGCCTTGCTCCAGAACAGCGGTGACAAACGCTTGATCGCGTGCAAGGTCTTTGTTCGCGGTCTGTAATTCCTCAATGCGCTCACGGACTTTGCCCGATGAAATCCCGAAGGTGTCCAGAAGCTCAATGGATTGATTTGCCAGAAGTTGCGAGAAGGTCTGCATCGCTTCTTCTGCACTATTGCCCATCGCCATGCCGAGTGTGCTACCCATCTCGGCTAACCTAGCGACCTCTGATGGATCAGTGGCTAATCCCATCTGGGTGTATAGGTTGCTGATGCTCATGAGGGTGGTATCGGGGACAGTAAAGTTAGTGGCATCTCGCATCAAAGCTAAGGAAGCTGACGCTTGATCTGCTGATCCTTGCAATTGTTGGAACGTGTTGTTTGCGACTTGTGAAGCGCGTCCGACGGTGTAGAGTTGCGTGCCTAATGCAATTGCGCCAGTAATCGCCGCTGCCCAACCGACAGAGGACAATGCGCCCCCTAATCCTGATAGGCTTCTCAAAGAATCATCCGCTCCACTTGCTAACCCACCCAATGCGCCCCCCGTTTGGGTTGCGCCCCCCTGTAGGCTATCCAACGCGCGGTCTGTCTGGTTAATTGCAGACAAGGCTTGTGCATTGTTGGCTGTGAGTTTGATGATTAGGTCATGTGTCTCTGGCATTAGATCATCTCGCTAACTAGGGTTGCCACCGCATCGGGCGTGTTCGCATCTTGTTTTTCAAATCGTTTTAGCTGGTCATGAAGGGCATCATATCGCCATTGCTCATACGCCATCATGATGGTTTGATCCGATTCGCTCATCTGATCCCACGCTGATGGAGTGATCTTCCACGAACGCATGGCGCGTAACGCTAGTAAATCAATCGCGTCAAAAGTTGTCTTTTACGGATTGTACCGACACCGCCAATTTGCCACGTATTTGCACCACCGCCGATAACACGCCCGTCCACAAGTCAGGGTCAAGCTCCATCATGGCATATGATTCAAGTTCCTCTAGCGTGGCATCCTTCATGTCTTCAAAGTTGCCTGCCTTGATGAGCATCATCATAATCATCCGCGCGTTACGACGATTGATTGCAAGGTTGACCTGATTGATGTATTCAGGATTGTCATTGTTGACCTTTGTGACTTTTACGCCATTTTCGATCACGTCTATTTTTTCTGGCTGTGGATCAGGGACGCTTTCCAAAATGGTAGTACGTTCCGAAACCGTTAGGGGGGTGATGCTAATGGACACATCCCCCTTCACGGTCTGAATGAGAATCGACACATCCTTAGCGCGTGCGCTGTCTCTCGTCAACATTAGGTAACGTTCGCAAACGTAATCGCGCCATCAGATTCAAATTGCGCCGCAAGACGCATCACCCCTGTACCGTTAGCATCTGCTTCCACCGGTGTGAGCGAAACCAAGAACGCCTCAAAGGTGTATTTCTGCGCTCCCACGTCGGTGGAGTTGGGAGTTGAGATTTCAAGTGATCTTGCCGTTGGGGTGTTGTCAGAAATCCACGATCCCAAGACGCTCGCAAGCGCGGTTGCTCCCGTGTTGGCTTCCACAACGATTGACACCGAGCCTTCAATGTCACCCACTGTCACAAATGCGCCCGTACCGCCTAGCGTCTTGTGCTTGCTGTTGCCACGAGTCAGGGTTAGTGTACCGCTGATGATCTCCGAGCTGTAATCCGCTGCGTTGGCACCGCCTTCGGTTGGGTCAATCTTGATGAGTGCTGAACCAATATCAATTTTCGCCATTTGTCTTTGCCTTTCGTGCTGGTTTTTCTTCTTTTACGATTTCGATTAAGCCCATTTCGCACATGATCTTCATCTCAAAATCCGTGCGATGATCCCAAAATGCGCGTGGTTTAATGTCCCCACGTTTGACAATTTCGCCCGTCTTGGCGTGGGAAAGTGTTTGTAATGCTCGGTAGTTCATGCGTATTCCTCAATGGTCAACTGACAACGCACGCCAAAATATTCAGTCTGTGAACCTGTAGGATAGGTAATCACGGACGGAAGCATTTCGACTTCAATCACATTGCTAGACGTGGTGGGTTGGGATGCAACCATCGCTTCTGCATATACATCCATATATGCCAACAAAGCTGGCAATGATCCTTCTAACCCCGACCCCTCTTTGACGGATCGGTAAATATACATGTCCTCAACCTTGTGGGTTCTCATAATCCCCCCGCCTAGCGTCCGCTTTGCGCTTGATGAGCGAGCGGTAGACAGAGGCAGAAGATAGCGGAAGCTACTGTTGCGGACTCGTGGCATGGCTCTGGTGTCCGCATTCTGGACAGGGATCGTTACGCTATCCACAATCACATTAATTGATGCCAACCCAGCCAGCACATTCGTTAACGCCATAATGTTACGCTCCTGTAAGGTGCTAGATATGCCAACACTGTAGCAGGGATGCCACGGGGGGTTAGCACCGCGCCGTTATCCCCAACGCCAGACTCATTACCGATGGTCAACCGTTGGCTATACAGATGTGCCGTTAGTTCAACAGCGGACTCATGGATCACATCGGGCGCGGTGATGCTGTAAGAAAATCGCGCCGTTACCGCAATTGCGTTTTCGGGGGTCTCGTCATAATCAAATGCGTAGGTAGACGATCTCTTCAGCATGATGCTGTAAAAGGGCGTGCCGTTTCGGGGGTTTTTAACGTATTCCGTTGAGGGGATAGTTACGCCATTCCCGTTAACCACGCTTGTGATTTGACAACACCACGTGTCAAAGTTCAGCACACGGTATTGCTCCCCCATCCAATATGAAGACGAGGGGAACAATGCGCTTTCAATTGCTTGAGAGGGCGCGTCAAAATATCGCACGCTATCAGTAGAGGCTTCAAACGTTGTCTTACAATACCCGTCAATAATCGCTTTAGCGTGAGGGATTAATCCAGTAATGATTGCATCATCCCCTGTTTCAGAAGCGTTAAACTTTAGGTATGCTCGTACATCTGATAGCGTGCAATATGCCATTACTTAATCACAATCTCATCGACTGCTGCTATATCGTATTGTGTAGCAGGTAGGTATTTAGATCGGAATCCATACACCACGACGGCAGCATCAGAAGCGGCAGTCGCTATGGTGAGCGATCCCTTCACAAAACGTTTTCCAAGCATGGCGATTTGGGTTGTGTCTAGTACAACAATCGCCACCTTGTCGGAGTCCGTGCCAGCTTGCGTCAATTGCGTAATCGCCGCGCCCGAAACATCAGTGTATATACCCCCACTGGTAGCAGAGAATGTTACCTTGAAGTCCAGTGTTGCACTAGAGCCGAGCGTGCCAGCCATCACGGTGAATACCAGCTGATCCCATTGGGAGCAGTCAATTGCTTCAGTCAATTCAGTAGACGCGCTGTAAGCGTCTGGGTCGATTTTGCCAACGACGGCAAAAAGTTCAGTTGCACGTTCCATGTTTCACCGCCTTTATGGGTAATTGCTCAAAACGAACGGGCTAACGGTGGTCGAGCCATCCGCTAGGGTAATCTTGTTGTTTAGCCACGGTTTGCCATCCTCGCGGACATCAAACACAAACACGTCTAAGCCTTCTGTTGCCTTTTGGTGGGGGGTGAAGAAGACGCTGAAACCAGAACGGATGAAACGCATGTATGCACTGAAATCGACAAGCGCAATATCGCCATCAACGTTCGTTGCGGACATGTGTTGGTTGTAAATGATCGGGATGGTAAACAGCGTTTGATAGCTCCGTCCATTCATGGTCACTTCGCCCAAAACAGAATTACCGCTAGACCCGATTTGCAATTGAGCAAAGTCTTGGAACGCGGTGGAGTTTGCAATCCAGCGAGTGGTGCTTTGGTTAAACATGTAATGACGGGAACGAATCTCGCTTGCATCATCATAATCAAACACGCTTACCACGTCGGTATTGATTTGGACGGTTGCATCAGCGTTCATGAACCCTAAGTAACCATCGTTACCGGTACCGCGAATGACTCCATATTCTTGCTTTGCAAGAATTGTTTGGGCGGCGAGGTTGTTGAATAATTGCTCAATGTTGAACGCGCTGTCAGCCGATAGTTCTTTTGGTACGTCCGTGAACCCGCCAATGCTGTGGATGGTGTAATTGACCATGCTCATCTGGGGTTGGGTTTCGGTGTAGGAAGAACCAGAGGGCTTGATCGCAGAAGACATCCCCGCGCCAAATGCGGTTTGACCCACGTTCGCGGTTGGCACGACAGCATAGTTCGGGACGGGGTAACGTCCATAGCTTGTGCTGACATTTTGTGTGCGACACAATCCCAAAAATTCAGATTGTTCCAAAATCAGGTTCATCAATCCCGTGTTAAATTCTTCAGGGATCAAGTACCCGCCCGCCGTGCCTGTTAGGTCAGACATGTCCTTCATTGCGCCATAGACATGACGCAGACGTTGGGTGTTTCCGTTTTTGACCGCCAAGAAGAAGTCTGGCAGTGATTTGATGGTTGCATCCGTCCCTGTCACACCATCAGCAAGAAGCGTTCCGCTGTTGGTCACTTTGGGTTCATTTGCAAGTAGGGTCAAAACCTTGTTGAGTCCATCCCCAAAGGTCTTGAGTTGATTTTCTAGCGCATCCATACGCGCGTCGGTCATGGTCGTATCCTCATCAACATAACTAGATTCATCGTCGTTTACAACTGCTACCCGCGCTTGGGTTTGCGCCTCTGGGATTGCCTCTGTTGCTTCTTCTTCTGATTGTACCACATTTTCCTTGAGCGCAACTACTTGTGTAGCGGGTTCAGCAGGGATGGGGGTCAAGCTGACCTCGCCTAGCCACCAAGTTTTGATTTCACCACCCTCCCGATGAACAATATGAGACAATGCGCCCGTGCTAACGCCCAGCTTGCCATCCTTGACCATTTGCATGATCGCCTTCTCATATTCATCTCTCAATTCCAATTGCGCCTCTAGCCATAACCCGACATCATCCCGTCTAATGATACGAGCCACGCCGAGAGAACGCGATTTCAGGGTTGCATCTTGTCCGTGTTGGTACAGAACAGGGATTTGCTCCTGCATCCCAAAATCGGTTGACTTGGTAAACCGTTCCCCCTGTAAATCGACACGGTTAAACAGCACTGCATAAAACCCAATGCGATTGTCGTCTAATGCCTTGCACGAGCCAATCACCACGTTTCCAATCATTTCCATGTCCGCACTCTTTTCATTCACATTTTCCCAATCATAGCACGCCCAAAAGCCGGGCGCGGTGGGGTCTGTCTTGTCACTGCAATTGTGCCTTGCAACAAACGCATCTTGACGATCCTCATTGTTCCGTCGCATAGGCATATCAGGATCACCATAGTGGACAAGATAAACTTGATCGCCCTGCTTGACCTCTCGCATGTACTTTTTGTCATCGCGGGTGGAAGATCGTCGTGCCGTTGCTTGAACCGACACATCATTGTATGTGTATTTTTTAAATGGCATAGCTAACCCTTTGCGATTGCATTGCGAACGATTTTGGCAACACGATCAGCGGTTGCCTCTAGCACATCATCAATATTGCGCCATCCCGTGCGTTTATGCCACCATGCTTGTTTATCCCCCTGTACATAGGTAGCGTAGGGGATGTTATTGGCAACAAACACACTCAAGCCACGCGCTTCGGGTTGAGCTTGTATCCACCCACTAGCCAACCCTCCCGATGCCCCCTTGCGCCGATACGTGCTTCCAGATGGTTGGGGCGGGTAGATGCGTACTCGTGATTTGATGTAAGTAGACGCTTCCAACAACGCGACCTGAATACGCTTAGTGGATAGCAAACTGCCCAACCGTGACTGCACGGCTGTATCGTCTATGTTGACTTTGACTTCAATCATTCAATTCAACCTTCTCTAAATCAGGGCGCAGAAAGAGCTTCAAATCATCCTCTGGAATAACCCCGTATGATTCCAAATCGGGGTTTGATTGCGATAGGAAGACATAATTAGTGCCAATCTTCCCAACGATTATTCCCCAAAAGCGTTGACCAATCTTGTTCATGACAACCATGCCATCATATTCACTACGCTTCATTTTAGCCTCTGTTGAATTGTCTATCCCAATCGTCTCTAGCTTTTCGATATTCCGCACTGTTTCGATTCAAACCACGTCTTACACCATCACGGGCTTTTTTATCCGCTTTAATTTGGTTCATCAGTGTTCCGTTCTCGCCCGTCACTTCAAACAGCATATCTAAGTAACCACCATTTTGCACACGTTGCATTCGCTGTTCCTGCGCTTTGGTTAGTTTTGTATTCGTAATGTCAACAAGATGGCGTATGGCGCGTATGACGTTGGCTTGCTCCGTGTTGGCAAACAGTTCAGCTTCATCCATTGTCAACCCTACCCTCAAGTAGTCTGACAAGAGATAATCTTTAGGCTCATAGCTATAGCGATTGCATTGCACCCAGTTTTTAGCCCATTGTTGCACCTTCTGCTTCTCAAAGACGACATTGAAGTTAGCGTCTAGTGATAACAATCCATTGTTAAATAGTTCGTTGACTTCATATTCCGAGCCGTTATTGAGCGCGTAATCGACTAGCTCCTTTAAGGTCTTGGTTTCGTAAAACGCCTTTGAAGGGCGGACGGTCTCCAATTGTAGCGTGCTATCAAATTCATCATAAACAAGTCTTTGCCACGTGGCTTCTGTTGGGGTTTCGATAACTTGCACGTCTTCATCGTTAATCGGTTGCTGTTGTCCTATATACTCATCATATTCATCAGGATCAATCCAGTTGACCCAACATCTGCAACGAGGATGAGCAGGCGGTGGCAATTGCCATGTTGACCCCCTCATCATGCCGTGCCTCGGCCCGCACACTGGACAAACGCGCTCATCATTGGCGGTGAACCAAACTGCGACAAGGTTTACGCCTTCATTGCGTAGTTGGTTGACGATGAACGCCTCCCCCTCGTAATTTGCCCGTGTGATTTCCGTAGAGGCAACCATATCAGCACGGGACGGGCTAACGATAGAGGCAAGGCGTTCCTTCAGCCGATCCAACCCCTGTTCGGGGTCACTCATATAGTTGCGGATGTATCGGTCAATTTGTCGTTGGTTCGTCTCGGTCATATCGGTGGCAAGGGTATCTACCCATCTTTGCGCCCACGTTTCAGCATTATCTCGCACGATATCATCTGCAACAGCAAACGCGCGTTCCAATTCCAGATTTTCGGCACTTTCAGCATACACAAATCCCACAATCGGGGTTAGTTCGCGTTTGTACAATTGACGGATGTTGCCCAGAAACTCGTTCCAATTCGGCTGAGCGTTCAAGAACTCGTCTTGGTCATATTCCAGATTGCCAAACAGATCACGCGGGAAGAAGGCTTGTATCTCTCGGTTTGCCTCTCGGTGGATGCGGTTCAATTCGCGCTGGATGGTCGCTTCGTATTCATCACGATTCAGGAACTGTGGCATAGGTACGCCCTCACATCCTCAAAAATGCGTTTGACCTCTGCTACATCCTCGCAATCTTTTAGCGCATTGACAATCATCGCGTGGACGGGCTTAGGCAAATCGCTATTGAATTGCATCGCCTTGACAGCACGTCCCTCTTTAATCCGCTTGCTTGCATAACGTTGCCACGTGGTTAGATCATCAAGGTACTTCTCATTTTGCACATCCATACCCATATCTTCTTCTTCAGCATGGACGGGTTCGGGTTCGGGTTCGGGTTCGGGTGCAATCACAGCATCGGCACTATAGCCTAGATACACCCGCGCTTCATCGCGTGTCAAAATGCCCACCACCATTGTTTCTTGACCCACCAATGCTTTGACCACGTTTGCACGCTCTAGTTGCATCTGTTGAAACACGTCTAAGCGTTCGGGTTCAAATCGAAAATCATAAGGCAATTTGAACTTGCTAAAAAGCTGTTGGTTCAACTTCTCACCGATGAACCGCGCTTCTGGCAAAATGGTTTTGTCATAGAAATGGAGATCATCTTGACGCGCGGTGGCGTAATTGGACGCATTGCTAAACAGAAGCGATTGCGGAATCCCTAGCGCGGTTGAAATGTCTTGGCGTTTGGCATCGGTCAAATCAGGCACGGTCAAATCACCAATCCCGCTCCCTAGCTGCTGGATGCTGGTTTCAGTGGCAAGCGGCAGGACACTAAACGCATTGCGTAACCCTGTCATGGTACGATCAAACCACGATTTGACGCGCTGTTGCTCTGCTTCCTGCAAGCGGTCAAAGCCTTGAATCGTTACAACCGTTGGGTTAATTGCACCACGCTCAAAAAACATTGAGCCAAAGACATCCATGTTGTACAGCATTTGAGCAGCTACCAACGCGGTTTTGGCGATGGGTTCGCCATAGCCCGTTTCACCGTTTCGGTTCGGTGTCCAGATGTAGCCTACGGTTTCGGTACGGTGAACCTCATGCTTGTTATTGATGGCACGCTTAAACGCGGTGACGTTGCCAGCGTCATCAAGCACGGCTGTCATAGTGGAAGGGTGCAAACGT